ATATTGCAGATGCCTTAGGTTGGTAACTACTTAAACTAGATGTTAATGTATGATTAATTTTTTGTGTTAATGGTAATCTAAATACTAATTCATTATATGAATCAACATTTCCATTGTATGCTGATGGTGCTTTTACGTGATTATTAAATGTAGACTCTAATAAACTTGATGACCAAAATCTTAATTCTTGTAATTGACCAAGAAATCTGCTAGCACCTGCAGATGTACTTCCTAATGTTAATGATGCAGAAACAGCAAATGATGCTGTAGCTGATGCTGACACGGCTGCAACAATTTTACCATATTTTGATTTCTTAGTTATTAAATCTAAATTAGTACCATTTGTTTTTAACATCGTAGTTAACCAGCCTCCATCAAATAATTCAATATTTGCAGAACCAGTACCATTAATTTTCATAGTACCTTTAGTACCACTAGTATAATCTAACGTAACGGTATTTGAACCTATAGTAAATAAATTCATTGTACTAGGCATTGTTGGATATTTAACAACATCAGCCGTACGGAATCTTAATTCTACAGTATTAATTGACTGCGAATAGTTTACTTTCACCGTTCCGGAGCTACTACCACTTAAATCTAATGCATAATCAAAATTTAATTTTTCGTATACAGGTGCTCTGTCTATTCTAGGTCCGCCATATTCATTAATACTAATAAATGATTGTGGTATTCCATAACATGATAATAATGCTTGCACACTTCGCTTCGTACCTTTTGATTTTAAAAGTAATGGCAAATTATTTACGATTCTACGCCAAACAGCATACGTCATTTCGCGGCCTGGTACTGATGGATCTCCTACTGTATTTGATCCAGTTAACGATGTACCGGTTTTTGACGTGCCTAATACATATTGCCATAAATCTTGACCTTGCTGCCCGTCAGTTAATGACCATCCAAATTGTTTAGCTACTGAATATAATAATTCATTTGGCATCCCTAATTTAGGATTTTCTTCTCGTTTATTTATACGAGACATATTATGTATATACGTATAAATTATATCATAATGTTGTCCTAACATGTTTGTAAATGTGACTAAATCTATAGAAGTAGAAGTTACGCGTAAATGTTCAGGTATATTATATTGTAATGATTGTATATTTAATGCATCATATAAAGAAGCTGTTGCATATAATGAGTCATACCAATTTTTAAAACTATTGCTAGATAGCGAGGCTAATGTATATGGTTGATATAAATTGGTTTTAGGCACCGGTGTAATATAACTGCCAGTTAAACTACCAACATTAAATGTTTCACTCGAGTTTGAATATGTAGTTAAATTAGAGCTTGATTCATAATATAAATATTTTTCAAACTCGTCAAATCCACTAATTAAATTTGTTTTTAGATTTAAAAAATCTTGCATATTTGTTGTTACAACACTGCCTGACAGCTGTGATATAGCCGCACTTTGTGATGTATAGTATTCATATAGTTCTAATTTATATTTAAAATTTGCTAATCGTTCTGTTGCAGAACTATAAAATATAAAATTATTAAAGTCCCTATAATCAATATTTAAGTTTATTCCTGACAGACTGCCAGAAAAATATGTGTCAACAATTTGTTGCGAAGTTTGAGTTGTTGACCCTAATAAATCCGTCCAATCTTTAAACCCAGTTTCATTTGAAGTATTCCAAACTGCGGATGCTTGCCAATTTGGATTAGCTAATGATTTATATTGTGTCTGAATTATATTTGGTAATATTGATATACGATCAATATATGTCGGCTTTTGTTCTTCTACAACCCAACACTTAAAATCTACTGCTATATTTTGCGGTAATGGCTCATTTAATTTTACATACAAATATTCGCCAATAACAACACTATTAACAAATAATATACATTGATTATTACTAAAATTTAATAGATATGGTGTATAATAATTTGAAAATAAAGTTGATGTATGATTTACATTGTTTATATAACTAGTAATTTGATCCAGAAATTCCGGATTCTCGTCATCAATTGCTCGTAATCTAATTTCCGTACGATCTAGTGAAATTTCATCAATTCGCAAATGTTGTTGCTCATAACTACCAATTAAATTTTTGAAAAAATTAATAGCAACTCGGAACGTTCCTGCGTTTAAGTTTAATTTCTTAAATTCAGAATATATATCAATCCCAATAGCATTATTGACATGTATTGTTTTATTAGTAACAACATCTTTGAACTCCGGAAGTTTAGTTTGTGATTGTAGTTTATGATTTCCAGTAATCCAGCTATCAGATGTATATACATGCATTTCAATTCTAGATGCATTAGTAACAGTATCTAAATTTAAAAATATTTTTTCTTCAAAAAATTTTCTTTTTGTTTGATCAAATCGTTCAGCTGATACTGAATTTATTGCAGAAGTAATTTGTGTAATATTTTTATATTGCGACAACATCAATGATCTCCTGATTCCATTTATCTACATTTTTTGATGCATCTGTAATTACCCAATATGATGTTAATGCGTTAATTGTATGATAGTTAGTTTCTGTATTAAGTGATCCATCTCCGCGCCATTTACCGTTATCATTAGCGTACGCACCAATTGAAAACGTGTCACCTATTTCAAAATCTTGATTTAATATAACGTCATCAGTATTCAATCTTTTTACTTGATATTGGGTCATATCCCACCAATTGTAGCCAGGTGTGGTTTGATCGTAAAACGGTATAAACATTTTGTTAGTTCCGTCAGCAACACTTGATTTTATTATTGAAAAGTAAACTCCAGAGACGCTAGGACTATCCGAATCATATCGATGTTCTAATACAATTCGGAATCGTAGATCTTTTCCAGAATTTTTAATTTCTTTAGTTATATAATATTGATTTGTACGTTTTTGTGGAAATCCATCGTCGATGTCATTCATCAATATTTCGTTATATTTTTGGTCATTAGCCGCTAATTCAACTCGCGTATCTTCACTTGGTTTATATCTAGCATATATTGGATCAGAATCTAAATTTAAATCTAGATCTTCTACTTCGTCAATAATTGTAAGATTTGTTGCCGGAAATTTAAAATATTTAAATTGTGTATCAATAACTTTAAGTATTGATTTTAAAGTTATTTTTTTTATTGTTGCTTCAATAATTAATAGTGGATTATTAATTGAATCTTCATGCAACATAACGTTGCCAGAGGCGTCCCTAGGAACAACATTGTTATTATTAGATATTACATTTAATCCGGAGGTTTGATATATTACAGACTTATTGTTTGTATCGAATGATTTATCTTCTTTATCCATATTATCTAACTACTTTAAAATAAATGTTATCATCAATATAATTTGTTGTAAATCCATCTATTAATTTTAATTGTAAACGATAGTATCGTTCCGGCATAAATCCATTCATATCTATATAGATAAAATTACTAGTACTATCACAATTCACTTTAGTATAAATATTATCATATGGAATAATGACTTCATTTGTAGCAGCATCCATTATTGAATAATATGTAGTTGCTGGCAAATATTTAACTGTTTGTATTGGAAACACATTTGTAGGTGATTTACTAGGAAATTTATCTCGAGCATAAATTCGTATTTTAGCAATTTCCGTATCTTTGTATTCTGGTTTTATTTGTGTGTAAACTATATAGGACTCTAAATTTGCTGAAGTTAATGATCCAGTAACAAAAGATCCAGTATCAAAATACATTGTTAATTTAGGTACATATATTGTATGTGTTTCTTTACTAAAGAAACGAATAAATCCAGCAACGCTAATAGATGATTCATCTGTATCTGCTAGTTGTAGTAAAAACCCATAATTTGGAATCGTATTACTATTGCTACCACTTAACCAAATCTTTAAAGCATCAGTCACATTCATATTAACATCAGTATTACTATATGAAAATGATTCTGAAGCAATCAATGAAAGTGTATTTCCAGAACCAGAATAATACATGTAATTACCACCCGACCCAGATCCTGATACATACAAGTTACTTGATCCAATGCGTGACGATTGACTGCCGGAGATCCAATTTGACCCCGAAGCCGAACCGCTCCATGTTGCGCCGTCGATTGTTAACTCAGATAAATATCCAGTTCCATTTATCCAATTTTGTCCTACTAATTTAGCATAAATTGAATAGTCTGATGGCAAATTTTTTGCATGGGTTGTATATAGTTGCAACATAAATTTACAATCATTAACTGTTTTTCCATATGTTGCTAACGAACTAGAAATTTCAGTCATATCAAATTTAATAAGACTTCTAGATTTTAATAACGTGTTGCCCTCAGTATCTAATCGTTTTCCAATTTCCAAAACTTCATCAATTCCAGTATTGTAATCGGGAAATGATTCATACAACGTTGTATCTTTTTCTGCATAAAATATTCTAAACATGGTTTCCTTTATTGTGTTACTACGCGTCCTTTAATATCCTGATTTGGAAATTTTAATTCAAATATACTAGGATCTAATGACGGATAAATAACGCCATTTTTTGTAGCCGACGCTAACTCATATATATTGCCAGAATAGTTAGATGTTGTTTCATATAAATTATTAAATTTTACATTAATAACCGATTGAACTCCTTTTACATTGCCAAGTAAATTTACAATTTCTGATTTTATAATTGGTTGATTAATTTGCCATCGATCTATATTAAAATAAATTTTTAGTTCATTAATACATTTTAATAATATTTCATTGCTATTATAATTTGATAATACTGAAATTTCAAACTCTACTCCGATATTAATAATAAATGCATCTTTAATATTGATTGCATCTGTTAACATTCTATAATATCCTAGATATGTTTTTAAATTTTCTTTAATTGCTTTATTTAAAGGTACTAACTGTTTAGATTGATTAAATCCTAAAGTATACATATTCATTGCTAATGGATTAGCAATTCTAGATTGTTGATAATTTTCTTGTGTTAATTGATCGTCAGGTACTATATATGCTTTTGCAACACTACCAAATTTTGCTGGCATTGAATATGAACGAATAATATAATCTTCTCGAGTTACTAGTCGATTCTGAGTTGCAAAATTAGCTAATGCATTATTTTTTATGTCTTGTAATGTATCCGTCGTTTTAGCTCCTGTTGCTGGCTCCGGGTTTGTTACTGCTATTGATTGTTTAACAAAATTAACTAGGTTAACATTATTTGTAGAATTAACATCCTCGAGATATTCAATAAAATCAATACTAGTTAATACACCTGCTTCTACATTATCGCTAATTCCATTGCCAACTGCATATGTAACCGTTAATGTTGTATTTGATGGAGCTTGTCCATATGCTCTTGTATAT